ATGAATAAATGGCGGACAATAGCCCTGTCCCTGATCCTAAGTACTGCCGCTATCTCAGTTACGGGAACTTTAGCGGAGGCTCAAGGAGCTCCGATGGGACGGGATTATTATGAACCCCGGGGCGAAATCGTATGGGAGGTTCCTACCGAGGACAAGGTGGTTGCTCTTACTTTTGACGATGGGCCAGACCCCAAGCAGACTCCTGTCATTCTAGATCTTCTCGAGCAATATCAGGCAAAGGCCACCTTCTTCGTGATTGGTAACCGGGCTGTCCAGAATCCCGATCTTCTTAAAGAGATGAATCGAAAAGGGCATGAAATCGGGAATCACACCTATTCTCATATGTATTTCAATGCTAGAAATTCAGCACAATTATTCGATAAAGAAGTCACGCGAGCCGAAGAGTCGATATATAATGCTACAGGGAAGCATTCCGTCTTGTTCCGCCCGCCAGGCGGATTTTACAATAAAAACATCGTCACTTCCAGCCATAATAAAGGCTACCAAGTCATTCTTTGGTCTTGGCATCAGGATACACGAGACTGGGCAAAGCCCGGCGTCAACCGAATTGTGAACAAGGTACTTGGCAATCTTCGTAGCGGGGATATCATACTTATGCACGACCATGTGGAAGGCAGCTCCCAAACCACTCTCGCACTAAAGACTATTCTGCCGGAGATCCAAAAACGCGGTTTTCGCTGCGTTACCGTCAGTGAGCTTATGAAGCATCAGAAGCGGGCCCAACCTGTTAAGGATTTACATGACAAGGGCAGGAAGACAGGCTTGTAAATAAGGCGCGGGCCATGAAGGCCCGCTTGTTCTCTGTCTCGTAAACAGTCTCAGATCCACAAACCGCGAGTAATAATGACCAGAAGAATGAACAGTACAAGAATATATCCCGAGGAAGCCCAGATTCCTGGGGAAGGCGCTGGAGTGTGACACGCAGACTGAACATATACGGGCGGACAATGATGATAAGGAGCTCCGTGCATGTGCATAGGCTCATTGTCGTATCCATGCATAGGAGATGTGTAAGCCGGACTTTGCATAGGTGCACCGTATCCCATACCCATTTTGTGGTTCTCTGACATTCCCAAAGCACTATTGTTCATCATTAAATAACTCCTCCTTGATAGTTGACTTACCCTACCTTATGCCCGCTGGTGCCCGGGTGGCTGGGTGTACGCCCCTGTGGAGGAAATTAATTGCGGATGAGAGGGACGAGCCCCTGAGGTTAATCCTTTGTATTACCTGGTCGATTCTTGCCGAGTTCAAACAATCCCGTTGCACTGAGGCCAGCTAGTCCTCCTGCCCATAGGCGCAGGGTCAGATTAAGGTCTGTAAAAGGGAACGATATCCCGCCAACAATGAGGCCGATCCCTAGACCAAGCACCGGAAGCAGATTCTTTTTCACATTAACTGTCCTCTTCATCAACTGAACTCCTGCCAACACAAAAACGGTCAACACCGAAGCAAAGGCCAGAACTACGATTAGATTTGCATTCTCCATTTAATGTTTATCCTCCCCTCTTGCATTGAGTAACCCACCGCGGTATAGAACAGTTAGTACCCGATAAAAGTCCTCACTGCCGCCCTTAGGTGTGTCAATTAACCCGGCTTCATATGCCGATTTCACAGCCATCTCAGCCCATTTAGGTATCTCGCTGCTGTGCAGTTTTTCCAGCTTCGTGATGCGGTCGGACTGGGCATTTACTGTGTCCTTAAGTTCATCAAGTTCATTCATTTCTGCTGCGGTCATTCCGTCATCATCTCCCTTTAGATTTTTAACTATGGGCACGCATTCAAGCTTCTTGTCGGTTCCATAACCTTTGTACGGATACTCCAAATGCGGCTTGTCCCAGCTGCCTTTCCAGTCGCCTCCCCACTTGAATCCAAGTCGTTTGGCTTCGCTAACAGCCCTCTGGATGTCTGCCCGGTAGTAGGCGTTGTAGTCAGCACCACCAGCTTCAGATACAGGTACAAAGTCCAGAGCTTGGCCTACCAAATGCCAACTCTTCAGGGTATGACTCGATCCGTTCTTTACATATTCAGCCTGCTTCTCCTTCGTCCGGATCGTCTCGGTAATAAGGATATCTATGTTGTTATCCAAGCAAAATTGGTACCATTTATAAGCTGCCATGCGGGTATTTGGGGACAAGTTATCCAAATTGGTCCGGTTCCGTCTGTCATATCGCATTGTTGCACCTACTTTCCAAGAAACATATTTGCCACCATTACTCCCACGGTAATTCCAATTACGTACTTAAGTAGATCGAGCCACATTTTGCGTTCGGCGCTGCTATCTTTGCCTGCCTGTTGGAGCAGGGTGAATATCTTGCTTTCCAATGAATCGAACTTGGCCATAATCGCGCTGAATTGAATTTCCATTTTTATCGTGGACTCTTTAATCTGGTTGATACTCTCATCATGCCTGTGATCGTTCTCTTCCAGGAGCTTGATTTTGGTTGTCGTGCTGATGCTCTCGGCTGCTAGTCGGGTAAATTCATTGGACAGTGCTGCAAGCCCCTTCTCGACCCCTTCGAGCCTTTGGATAACTACATCCTTAGTCCCTCCCTCTTTATCTACTTTCCCGTCGGTCATAAATTAGCCTCCTCTCTCTATGTGAAAATGGTTGTTTAAAGAAAAGAGCCCCCGGATCGGGGGCATAAAAATACGCCTTGGGGCGTTGTCTCTGTCAAATGCTTCTTACGGTCATATTCTGCTTACCTTCGGCAGATAGGATTACGTCAATTTCAGCTTTATATTCAGGGTACAATACACAATGATAGCTTATTGCATTTTTCAGCATAATACTCATTGCTAAAATGCAACGCCATGATTACTCAGCCCTTTCTGGAGTAACAGGAAGTCAACAACTTCTTGCGTTGTTTCCAATTAGGCTCTTAGCACCCCTACTTCACTAGGTGGAATGTCTTCCAATATAACTTGATGCGGATCGAATGAAACATCTATCCCGATACCATCGATCATCTTAATTCTTTTCGCTTCTGGGATTTCTATCTCAAGAAAAGGTATCCCACTCGGTACGTGATAGTCCCCGGTAATCATAGAAACCACATAGCCTTTGGCATCATGTACAAGTAATGTTTTCATCTTCATTCCTCCTTTTATTCAAAAGCAATCCAATTATATTGTATATTTCCTGCCCATACAGGTAGTTGAAACGTCGTAGCGGTAACGGATAGATTACCAGTCTCTATAAAGTCACTCAGATAACCCGATGTTTGTGTTGAACTATATGCGGCAGTTACAATACACCACCCAGTACCTGCCCCCATATAATAATCACCCAAATAACTTTGATATACCGTCATGTAGGTACTGTTTGATGCAAATAGCATAATCGCTTTAGGTTTAAAGGTAAGTCCAGCTACACTCACATAAGGCAATGCGACTGGCGCGCCACCGCCTACCATATTAAATGATATACCGGGTTGAATGGATGTAGTTATTCCAGATACAAACTGTCTTCCTGTTCCTACATAAGTACCCAACACCCCAAAAATATCTACCCCACTCTTAATATTCGCTGCTATTAGATCAGCATCACCCTTCACCGTAATCTGATCATAATTATCCGCAGGCATTATCTGGTCTGATACTCCGGGAACAATAATTTTAGGAGGCTGCGCCACGCCTGTCCCGTCTATCCGATTTATGTCCAGTCCGTAACTATCTAACATCGGCATCTTAGCTCACCTCACGGCCACTAATATAGTAGGTAAGAGCTGAAGCTGTGCCGGCCAGTCCAGTGATCGTCTCCCCTGCATTCAGAATCTGGTCCAGGAACGGAATAGTGATTGTATCATTGGCCTTGATCTTATGCTGGTAGATCACCTCTGTCCCTGCCAGCAAAAGTGTAACTGTGGCATCTGTGGCCGTCTTATTGCAAATAGTCAGTGCCTTGAGAAATGTCGTGGTAGAAGCCGGTACTGTGTATACTGTAGTGCTCGCAGTCCCGAATATGCCTTTTCCTAATCTTTTACTTACATCTGGCATTTATAGAGCCCCCCATCTATTTACTTGGTCTGTGTAATTCTTAGCGTTCGTCTCGGCTGCACCAGCTGCCATTACCCCTGCGCTCCCCCGATCATATGCATCCTTCACCGCCTTCTCCGTAGCCGCCAATGATTCACTAGTTCCGCTTGTGGAGCTGGAAAGCTGGACCTTCCCCTTGGATGTAAGGGTAGCATCTGGAATGTCAATTTTGATATTCCCTAGATCTGTCTGTACTTTTCCAATCGCACCATCAATCTTGTCCCAGTTCTGATTAAGCATCGTATCGATGTTGAACGTATCATTTCCGTCTGTTGCTGGATTCTTTTTCAATAAGTTTAAATTGGGTGTGCTGCTAGCCACGGAATACACCTCCTGCAAATTTAGATAATGGAATGTTCTCCAGCTCATTAATCTTGATAACTTCGTGAAGATCGCGGATTAGCATGTAACTGAACTCATACTCCACCGCCATATGTGCTGGCTTGATCTCCTCGATTACAGCCTTGAGATCGTCCAGATTTGGCGGGATGCCAATCGTATCTATAAACTGGATGGTAAAAGAATACTTCGCAGGCTGGAACGTTACGTTCACTTGCCCACCGTCATACGACTCGGCTACACTTTTCACTAGATGACCTGTGAAACTTCCGGCTCCTCTTAATCTTGACTCAACTAGCGCACGGCGCTGATCAATAGGCTTATCCGGCTCTGTCCGAATGCCGAGCTCAGACTCCCATCTACCCAGTCCCCATGTGGCGGTTCTGACGAAGAATTGATTGAGCGTCTCATCCATAGCCGCGAAGAGGGAGTCTAACTCGGCCCCTTTTGCATCCATATCCGCCTTAATGACTCTTGAGGTCGCATAGTAATCAGGCAAATAGGACAGCATTTCCTCCCCCCGCCTGCTTCTCATCACCAGCTCATTCACCCACATTCACCGTCCCTAGCACCGCAACCTTTCCCTGAGGGATCTCTAGATTGGTATTACTCACTCCATTAATGGTCAGGTCTGCATAGTCAATAATGGATGAGAGATCCAGCAAGACTGCTGCAATTCTTGTGTAGCGGACAAGCGGATCGGTAAAGGCGACCGTCTTCAGGTAATCCCGAATTCCTTTTTCAATCATCGTCTTCACATTCGCAAGTATAGAACCGCCAGCCAGCGTCAGCTTGACACTGATATTTAGGGGCACTTCTTCCGCAGCCATGACAGTAACCACGGCTCCCGCCGGTGCTGCTCCTTGACCTTGCCCATCCTGAGTCGGATCAATATAATGCTGAACGGCTTGGACCACCTCTGAACCAGCTGCCCTTTTCTCTGAATCTAGCAGGTAAATGCCCACGGTTCCCGGACCTTTCCAGAGGGACTGAACCTGCACCCCACCTACTCCCGGCTGTTCAAAAGCCCACTGGCGATACTGTGCCTTATTCCCGCTGGTCCCTGGGCTGCGAACCTTCTCGAGAAAACGCGCAAGCAAAGACTCATCCGATTCGATATCTGCACCGCCTCTTGTCTCGATTTCATTCGTAACAGCGCTGATCCCGCTAACCGACGAGGTCATCACGGTAATCGTTCCTCCTGGTACATTCCCGTTCTTGCCTGCGACTACCGCCCTTACTGGGACTGAACCAAGGCCATCCTCGCCCAGTACAACATCTCTATTAGTGGCAAAATCAATCGAGTTCTCCCCCGATATTTCATCCGCAGGTGTAGCCACTATCGTTCCAGATGGAATCAAGCTTCCAGGTGTTCCAGTAAAAATAACCGTACCTGCAGCCGGCGCAGCTTCCCGCCTCACTACCCCATGCTCCGCGCAGCGAAGATCCAGATAATCGCCATAAGCGGTCGCTGCGAACCCGCGATTCAGCATCTGCTGTGCCCATAATGCAGCCTCGGACAGCATGAATGCGGCCGGAGCAGCCGCATCCCACATGAAAGAACCTTCCGAAATATCAATATCGGAAGGCACTCTGGCCAGCATGCGCTGCAAAATATTTTCTTCAGTCTGATCCTCCAAATATAAAGGCAATTCGCCCATCATATCACCACGTTTCCCTGTAAAGTTACTTGTTCGTCCCTGATACTAGACACCCTGCAGCTGAAAGAGCAGTTATCCCCCAGCCAATTGAATTCGAATCCATCCACTCGTTCGGTACGGCTGTCCGTGAGCAAAGCCTCCTGAACCATTCTCTGAATCTCACTCTCATAGACAGCTCTCTGAACGCCGGAACCGATCAGACCTTCCAATTCATGGCCATAGTCACGAGAGTAGATTATATACTTGTATCGTGCGGTTAGAATCGTCTTCATACACCACTGAATCCAGGCTTCCTTCTCGTCCGCTTGCACGATTTTGCCTGTAGGGGTAATCATAAATTCTCCCGCATTGAAATCAAATTTCCAGCTCCGTCCAAACCGAGTCGTAGTTCCTGCCTCGGCTTCCTGCATAATCTCAGACTCTGTGAAATCTGCATTTACAGGAAATAGATTAGGCATTCCCACTCACCACCTTGCACATAACAATTACATCCTGGCCTCCATTTAGGCGAAGGGCAAGCACCCGATCTCCGGGCCGGAGACCTTGTCGCACATTCAATAACGTCTTCTCAATCTCTGCCTCGTGAAAAAGAAACCTTCCCTCTCCACCAACCATTCCGCCACTTCCATCCCGCAGACCTTCCACAGTACCTGCAAGTGTGAATTCCGGAAGAACTAAGTTCCCCGGAAGCTCCGCCACCAAAAAATCCTGAATTTCATGCTTGAAGTCATCCAGTTTTAGACCTGATGGTGTTAGGGTGGCCAAGACCGGCCCCACTCCGCTCAATGCCTGCTTGGTATGGGATATCATAGCGGTGTTAACAAGAGAGGCCAGCGTTCCATAAGTATCTTCACTCAAGATAAAACCTCCTTCTAACATCATCCATTGCAGCAAGCTCCAGAGTCATCGTGCCTCCATTCTTCAGTTCCCGGCTGACAGAAGTCACAATTAGGCGCTCCCCGCTGACCATAACTGCGTCCCCTGCCCTGATCGTGTTCACATCAAGAGAAGTCACGGTCAGTGAATGCTGGATACCTGCCAGCTTGCTTTTAGCCAAGATTTTGGCGGCAGCTTCCGTCTTAACAGCGTCGTCCTGGACAATTTTCAGCAGCGTGCCAAGTTTATCAGTCTGACCTTTCACCCTAGCCAGCACTTTAGATGGAACTTCCTCGCTGCCGCTTTCCGAAGAACCGATGACCTTCACCTCGGTCACAGCTCCCTCCAAGGATCTGGATTGCCCCACTTCTGTATTGAAATCAAGCTTATAGACCACAGCGTTACTGCCTAATTTGTGCAAAATAAGACCGCTCGGCGTCATTCTCGGATGGAACAGCCCACCCCCAAGCTTTGCCGTCTCTCTAAGATCACTGGTCATCATCGAATAGATGGACTGGGCCCGGTACATGGCACGTCCTAGCTTTGTCTTCGTATTCGGCATGTCTTTATGCAGTGGAATATTCCAGTGCTGCGCATATTTCTTCATTCGTTCGTCGGCAGACTGCCCTTTGGGGAACAGGTATTCATCCTCTGAACGATCCAGATAAATCGTCTTATCGTATACCGTTAGCGTAAGCCGCTTGGGGCTTCCCGAGCTTTCACACTCCCAGATCACTCCGGGCTGAAGAAGGTACACCAGGCCTTTACCTCCATAGGGCACACCACTAACACGAATATCCTGCCCCGGTTCAATCGCAGGCAGGCTTGAATGGACTATAAGACTAATTGTTGCCTGGTAGGCAATCTGATCTAGTGAATCCCTGAGTGAAATACTTTCCACCAGCGGGGTAAGGTCATACTTATTCTGCAAAATAACTTTGTAATTGGCCTCACTACCTACGCTAGTCATGGCATCACCAGCTTCTGGCCAACCCTGATCTTGTTCGGATCATTCCCAATCAGCAGCTTGTTAAGCTTATAAATCTCCTTCCAACGTGCGCTGCTGCCGAGCTGAAGCTTGGCTATTTTCGAAAGGGAATCCCCCGGCTTGACGATATAGATCTTAGGAGATTTCTTCAGATCAGGCCGACTGGATTTGGCTCCAGATCCCGCAACCGCTCCACCTAACTTTCCAACCTTCAACTCTCTCCAGGTCCGCATAGTCAGATCAAAATAAACATCTCCCGTTTCACCACCCCGAAAGGTCGAATTGTGGGAGGCTATAATAACCAAGGTATTCACCTGTGTTCCTGTGATAATCAGCCGCAGCGGTGTCTTGCTGTGCAGAAAGGTCGTCAGCTTGTTCATTGCTTTCTGCGGGTCGGGAACGGGCTTATAGTTGCAGTAACTCTCGTTATAAACTTTTGGAAAAAAAGAAGAGAAGGTGATCTCCTTCACCCTCTCCCCTTGCGGAAAATCAAAATCACCCAGCGACAACAGGGATACCGTATCGTATCCCCGCTCGCGCGTGATCTGCACTTCTTCAGGATTCACGGGGAAAACAAAATTCTCCCCATTTCCATCCCTCAGACTAAATTCCATACCGGAAACCATGGTTCACCTCCTGCTTCTAATTGGCTAAAAATTTGGGTTTGCTGTTCTGCATGGCCCCTCTTAGCTGTGCCGCCACCCTCTGCCCAACTTGAGCTGCTATCGCATCATAGTCAATCTGCCCGTTCGTGGACTGTACCTGTACAGCACCCACAGGCATGTTGACGTTGATTTGGTTATTTGTCTCAAACTTTAAGTTCTTGATTTCATTCAGCAGGCCATTTAACTGCGGCTCCGAGATCTGCACGGTTTGCATTTGGCCGTTCTTTTGTCCCACCGTGACAGAGCTCTTCGACTGCGCTTTTGCTGCCACTGACCCACTAGCCGATCCCGCTGCGGCTGCGGCAGCTAGTGATGACCCTGTTACTGCAACGGAAGGAGGCTTTGGTGGTGGCATCTTTGGAAGCGGAGCCTTGACTGCTGGCTTAGGCGCCTCCTTTTTCTTCCCCCAAAAGAAGTTTCCGATGGCACTTCCGATATCACTCCCCGCGATACTCCCGATCAATCCACCAGCTGCAGCCCCAATGGCGGTGCCTACGCCCGGAAGGATCATGGTGCCGATCGCTCCGCCAGCTGCAGCCCCTGCCCAACCGCCTGCGGCTGAGCCTACCGCTCGGTTACGCTCCTCGCCAGGCTTGGCTTTGGCGATGTCGATGACATCCATGGCTGTGCTGATTGGGCCGAGAGCTTTCTTACCAATATTCACTGCACCTTTAAAGAGGTTTTTCCCGGTATCCAGGAGCCCGCCGAAAAATCCCTTGGCAGGCGAAGCTGCTTTTACAACTTCAGCCACCTTATTAACTGGAGGCGTCACAGCGGGTTTGGGGACTGCTACAGGTTGTGCTGGAGCAATCGGTTTTGCTGGGATTGAAGCAGCAGGGGAAATATTGACCGCTGCTGGATTTGGCAGGATAGAGGCCCCCGCTTGTATGCCATTTAATGCAGAGGACTTGCCACCTGCCAAGGATTCCTTGATTGTGTTCGCTGGAGTATCTGTAAGGGACTTGGGTACAGCAGGAGGCTTGCTGGTTCTGGTTTGCCTGGTCCTCCCGCCTTCACGGGGACTTTTATTGCTGACATCCCGGCCTTTTTTTTCTGAAAAACTTTCTGAAGCATCGTTACCAGATTTGCCAAATTTCTTCTTTACATAATCCTTAGTTTTCCTAACCCCGCCAACAAAGCCCTTTGCTCCCTTGCTAATGTTTTTCACTGCATCAAAAATGTCATTCAAGTTTCCAGCATATTCTCCCAAGGTCTGAAACCAGTTTTTATCTTCCTCTTCCTTCCCCTTACAGCTACACTCCACGGCCAGCTTTCCCCCAGGAAAAATCTCGCCAAGCGCTGCCTTGAACGAAGCCGTCAATTCATCCGTACCAACTGTTGTTACGTACACAGAAGTACTCGATGTTGCAGACGCAGCAGCGGAGCTCGTCGGCATACCCTTCAGCCATTTTCCAAGTGCAGAGGCCAAATCTCCAAAAACAACCTCTACCTTCTCCTTAATATTGACCTGGTAGGCGGCTGGTTTAGCAAGATACCTTAGGTGTACTTGGTCCAGTGCCCTCGACAGATTCTTCACCGACTGGGTCATCCGGTCAACCATATTGACCTGGGACATGAGCTGCACCCGCTCCAGCTTTTTCACCCGCTTCTGGATAGAGTCGAGATATTTATCCATGCTTTTCAGCTCCCGGTTGCCCTTAAGCAGGCTTTGAAAGCCGACGTTTACATTCAACTTCACATCCGATGTCTCACTCATATCAATATTCACCTCCTTCTCTACGAACTATTCCCCGCCAGCATATCCAGCTCCAGCTCGGAGAAGGCAAGCAGCAGCTTGCGCTCCCCCTGCGGCAGCGTCCAGAACACTCCGGGACGGAGATGATGCCGTGACCACATGTGGTACAGCATCGTCGTCATTCCGCCGGAGTGTATTAGTTTTTTAGGTCATCAATGGCGACACCGAAGCCGGAAAGCTCCAGCACTTTGTCACCTACGGCATCAAGCTCACCCGCAAGGAGCATGCGTCTAACCGCCTGCTCTCCTCCGGACAGCTTCATTCTGCTGACAATACGCGAGTCTCCCCAGCCACTAAGCTGAAGTCCCTTCACTTCAAGCTGTGCCGTAGCTTCCGAAATCAGGAGCGCATTGAACACCTCGGTGTCCACCTTCTCCTCGGTCCGGCCCTTCACGGTCTTGCGAATCGTGCATCGCTCGCGGATACTATCTACCTTGCTGGAGGTCAGCCCCCGCAGCACCAGCTTCATATCCAGCCGCTGAATAAAGACAGCCTCTTCAGGCAGCTTGTTCGCCGCCTCAAAGAGGCTGTCCAGAATTTGTTCTTCACTTAGATTTTCAATTGTACTCATGTAAGCATTCCTCCATTAAATTTAGTTAGCCGCAATCGGATTGACCAGTTCATATCCTTCAAATGTAAACGCCGTTTCCTCGGCTACTTCTTCTCCTGCACTCCAGTTCGCTAACTGGATTTTGTCAGGCGAGCAGCGGATCAGCTTAACCATTTCGTAACCGTAAGCTTCTGGATCATCCAGCTTGGAGAGGATCTCGAATTTGGTAAATCCGCGTTTGATCATATCCGAAGTGATCTTATAACCACTCATCGTCCCTGTACCTTTCTTGATCCCGTTCTTATGAACTTTCCAATCCGAACCGCACAGATTAAGCTCCCTTTTCTCCACTTCCACGCTGGCCTCCAGCTTATTGATATGAGTCTGCCACACTCCATCGATGAAGACCTGACCATAAGTACCGAGAATAACCTTTGATGCATCCAACATAATGCTCATCTCCTTTTAAATGAATTATTGTACGTAAAACGTTCCAAACAGCTGCTCCATCACATCAGACAGCTTGGCATTCCAGCGCAGATATACTTGATCCGGTTCAGGTGTGTGAACTGCGGCCCCGCCGTAATAATCAGGATCGAGTTCTACATTGTACCCGGTGGACTCAATGACTCCGCTCGAAGCGAGCTGACGCAAATATTCTTTGCTGGCCCCGATTAATGCGAGGCGTCCTTCTTCCGTATTGTTCACCTTACCGATATAGGTGTCCTCGGCTGAACGCTGAAGATCGCTATTGATTGCATCCATCACCCGGATGGTGCGAATCTTTTTCCAGGCATTGTTCTGACCCGCGCCCGGCTCAACCAGGCTGTTGATTCCGCGAAGCACCTTGACCTGGCGACCGTCATGAATCAGCAGCAGCACTCCGTTCTTCACTGCCTGTTCCTGCTCGGAACGGGTCCATCTGCGAGTCACATCGGTAAAGGGTGCAGCCGCATAAGTGACAGATTCATTCAGCTTCTGTCCTGCGATCAGACCTGCCACATAGGCAGCTGTCTGGGCAGAGCTGTATTCGATGTCCCCTAATTTAACACCGGTACCCACATTGACAATTCCCTCATGATTGAACATGGCAGACCGTTCAGCGGCCTTGCTCACTGCTTCAATCCCTTTGTCATCCGCAGATGAGCCACCAAACGCAGCAATGACCTTCTTGCCTTCTTTGCGAATCCGCTTTAGCCAGACCGAGAAGCTCTGGAGCAGAGCTGAGTCAGTCACTCCATCCAAAGACAGCACATCGAACTCTTGCGTTTCAAGCGCACTTTGTACTTCAATATAATCACTGTTCTGAATACCTGAAATGCCGCTAAGCCCGCCGGTAAAAGGAGCATTCGTAACATTGACGAGACTTTCCTGAGTCTCGGCCAACTTCTTAGCCGTAATCCATTTGTTCGCTGGACTATGATTAATAGCATCGATGGCTGCATCAGGAATTCCTTTTTCTACCGGGAAGGTATAGAGAAGCGTTGTTTTCTCATATAGTTTAATTTCTTGAACCGAACTATCTCCTAGACTTGGCTGAACCGTAACTTTGAAATCGTTACCGCGGCTGCCCGGGTATTTTGCAACCAGCTTGAGCACATTGACCGCTCCGCTTTTAAGTGTTACTTCAGCAGAAGCGGCTGTGTTGTCTGCCAAACGGTAAGCCAAAAGCCTCTTGGGACCTCCCAATAACGCCAGATACAGTGAACTGAATGCACTAGCCCCTCCTGAGACATCACTCGTGAACAGCTCTTGTATCGCAATTTCACTTCCGACCTCTACAAATTCATGAACCGGTCCCCAATTTGCCTTCACCGGAACAATAACAGTCCCGCGGCTCCCTGGCTGGATAGACGAAGCAGCCGCCCCTTCAAAATTCATATATAGACCTGGTAACACCTGAGTTTCTGATTTTGACCAATTTCCTCCTGCCATTTCACTTCACCTTCGCTTTCAAAAATTGTTGGACCAACTCGGCCGATTCCAAGACGGATAAGTGTTCTCTTGCCAAGCCATACAAAGAACCTGCCAGAACTTCGGGCTTGACATGAAAAAGAGCCTCGGATTGCTCCGACAGCTCTTTAATCGTGTATAGATTTTCAATTGTGATTTTATCTTCATCTCCAGCTGCCTTCTGGGCTTTGCCTGACTTTCTAAGCATAGCGTGCCTCCTTAATATTTAGGTTCTTCTGAATAATGGATATTGTTCATCAATGGCTTTGCCTCAACCTTCTTGCTAGTCTTCATCCTTAGCACAACCGATATCTGTCCCGAAGCAATTCGGTCTGCCTCTAGATTTGTCGCACACTCCTTCACCAAGTAATGATGCTGATGTGACGCATCCAGCGGAAGTTTCACCTGCCTGCCAATGGCTTCAATCAGTGTATTCACCATAGATTGCTCTTCTTCGGGACTACGACCTATGACGTGAACTGATAATCGATTATCCACATCCAAGACAGAAGTATTCGTCATCACCAGTTCACTGCCGCTTAATCTCCACAAAATGCAGGGACGAATATACCCTGTTGGCCACCAGCCCGTATAGACAGTCCATTCGTCTCCTGCTGTTTCTTGTGTCCATTCTTGAAGCCCGGCTAACCAGAATGGTTCTTGGTCAGGTTTCTCGTAAGCTAACTGCTTCATGGCGGCGAATCTCAAGGTCCGACTGGCACCTGTACGTCCCACATTCACCATGTCACCACCCGGATTTCCGGTGTATCTGCAGGTTAGGGAATTTCCCGTATCAAATACCAGCACTTTCTCATGCAGCGCCTCAATAATCTGCTCAGACAGCTGATCGACTTTTGCAAATCCACTCCCATACAAGATAACTTCGAAGTAACATCGATATCCGTTCCATGGATATTCCGCCGTCTCCTCACCCTGTCTGATTATACACAGCGGAAGAGGCAGGGAGATGTCAGCATCCATGTCGTATATTCGTCCAGCCAGCTCCGAAATGCTGTTTTCAATTTGCTTCCTAATCGCTGTTCTCATGTTCAACTCCTTTCTTATCCAGATCGTTAAATCGGGAAGCCAAGCTCTTGGATCATTCCGCTAAAATATAAAGGACCGGTCTCTACTGAGCCGGTCTACAATTAAGGGCTTGTCCGCCTTCGGTGTCCTTTGCTTAACTTCCCGATGATATAACTATAACACCGGTTTTGCCTAATGAACGGCCTTCTTCCGGCCATCAAGCGGCCACATTCCGGCCAGCCTCTGATAATCTCAAAGTGAGCCTACTCCAAACAGTTTCAACTCTAACCAGACTCCAAAAAGCAGCAGAACCAGCTGACCTAGGTCAACTGGTTCTGCGAAAACACCCCCATATAAGTTGTTAACTCACGTCTTCTATTAATCTTAAGCAAGTACCTCAAGCTTAAGCGCTAGAGCAAGCTTGTACATAGCCTGTGCCTTCACCCTGCGGTATTTACGTTCACTAACGCCAAGGTCTCCACATACAAGATAGTCATACGTATCATCTGTGTCCAAATATCGTTGGCGAATGAGATCCCTTTCCAGCTCACTTAAGCACATCAAGGCTTTATCCATCATTACAGCTTTTCTCTCCATCAATAGCTCCCGGTCCACATTCCATACTGCATGGTTCTCCGTAGTTTTACTAACCGCATGAGTCGATCCTTGCAATCGCGGCTCATATCTGGAGGTGGTTGCAGCTTCACGCCGGATGATTCCGATCCGTTTAAAGATACGAACTGTTTCCAGTTCTTCTTCAACTCTCTTTCTTGTTGCTTCATTATTGACGGCAGGCAGCTCATAAGTTAACTGCAAAGCGTTCCCTCTACTCTTCATCATTATCATATCCCCATTCTCCGTTTTTTTGGCAACAAATTGTTTCCTCATGTGCCTTATTATACGCAACAATTTGTTGCTGTCAATAATAAAATAGAAACTAATTGTTGCGTATCTAGTTTCACAATGGGTATAATAGAAGTAAGCGAGGTGATGAAGTGTTTACGGAACGATTAACTAAGCTCAGGCTCTCCAAGAGCTTGACCCATCAAGATATGGCTGATAAATTAGGAATGACACGGCAGGGGTACGGGTATTATGAATCCGGCAAGCGCACAGTCGATTCCGAAACCTTGGCTGCCCTCGCAGATATACTGGAAGTAGATACAGATTACCTGCTGGGTCGGACCTCACAACCTAAGTCTCTGCAAGATGAGACCGGGATTGCCTTCTACGGCGGACCGGATCAGTACAGCCAGGATGAGATTGAAGTCATGGAAGCTGCCCTTAAGGCTTACCGCGAACAAAAGAAGAAACTGCTTCGATAACATGAACCATACATGCCCTTTTCTTAAGGGCATTATTTTTCGCCTATGATACGAACATATATTCTCTAACTGGAGGAATTTGTTATGGACTTATCTCTTTACTATGAAACTGAACTTGAACAATGGATCAGCTCCCGGTACTTACAGCATGGAATTCTACGACCTTCGGATTTGAACAATATAGATGAAGTATCTGCTGCTTTCGAGGTTGATCTGGTGGAATACGAAGGCCCTCCCTTTAGCTGTAATATGACGGATGTTATTTTTCTGCCCAAGCGAATGGATGCGCTCACCAAACGGCTGGTCTTCTTTCACGAATTGTGTCATGTTCTAAGGCATGCAGGGAATCAGAGACAAATGCCGGAACTTTTCCTACAGCAGCAAGAAATGGAGGCAGAGAGGTTTCTTCCTTATGCGGCAGCTCCCTTCTATATGATTAAGGAACTTCCTCTTGGCGAAGGACAGAAAGAAGCTGTTGAGCTGATTGCCTCAGAATTCGCGCTTCCATATAAGCTCTCTTATGCAAGATTGCTGCAAATTCAGAACCGCATCCTTACCCAAATCACCGCTCAGGAGCATGCGAGATTAACCGATCCTAATGATGATAGAATTGAAGCATCACACTCACAGACAAAGTCGCATGAGACTCAGAGAATATTAACTCAGCTCTCGAGACAGCTGAACAAGGAGTGA